TGATGTTTCTGCCAATGCAATGGGTACAGGTGCTGACTCACTTGACGACAGTGACGAAACTGATCCTACTGGTGCTGAACTAGTAGCTGCTCTGTTTACTGCTGCTCAGAAGCTCGACGAAAACGATGTTCCTAGTGACGGTCGTTTCTGCGTTCTTCGTCCTCAAGAGTACTACAAGTTAGTAACTGGAGCAGACGCTTCCAACAGCTTCAACCTTGTATCTGCTGTCAATAAAGACATCGGAGGCGTAGGTTCGATTGCTACTGGAACTATTCCTCAGATCGCTGGTATCAGCATCTACAAATCCAACCACATTCCAAACAGTGACTTGACTGGTGTTTCTACTGGTGACGGTGCAGCTGACAACGATGTGTTTGGAGCAGGTAACGGATACAACGGTGACTTCAGCAGTACTCTCGGTATCGTTTCTCATTCCGCTGCTGTTGGAACAGTTAAACTGCTCGACTTGGCTACTGAATCTGAGTACCAAATCGAACGTCAAGGTACGCTTTTCGTTGCGAAGTATGCTATGGGTCACGGAGTTCTCCGTCCTGAGTGTGCTATCGAACTTCAGAAGTAACCACTCTCTCGGTGTTGGGAGGTCTGTGATTCGTTCCGCTCCCTTCTACCGAAACCTTTATTACAATGGCTCTTACAACTAAACTCGAAGCGGTAAACACAATGATTGCCGTTATAGGCGAAGCACCCGTTAACACGTTAGGAGGCACTGCTGTCCCGATTACCGTGGTTCAAGCAGAGAATGTGTTAGACGAAACGAGTAGAGCCGTACAGTCAGAAGGTTGGCACTTTAATACGGAGCACGAATATCCATTCACTCCCGATGCGACTAACAGTAAGATTACTTTACCTAGCAACGTGTTAACCATAGACTTAGACCCACAGATATATACAGACGTCGATCCTGTACAACGTGGTAATACTTTATACGACAGGAAGAATCACACAGACGTCTGGACAAAAGAGGTAAAAGCCTCTGTTACTTTTCAGTTAGACTTTACAGAGATACCTGAACAATTTAGAAACTACATCACTATTAAAGCTGCCCGTATATTCAGTAATCGTTTTCTTGGTAGTCGTGAGATCGAAGGATTTGCACTACGGGATGAAGTGGAAGCGAAAGCACGGGCTATTGATAGCGACTCCGAGAATGCAGACCGTACTATCTTTGATAACTACAGCGTAATGCGTGTGCTTGACAGGTAATGCCTCTGTTAGTAAATAGCGTACCTAACTTAGCCCAAGGTGTATCGCAGCAGCCTGACAATCTTAGGTATCCCGGTCAGTGCGACGAACAGATCAATGCTTGGGCTACTGTTGTTGAGGGACTAAAGAAACGTCCTAATACCAACTACGTAAAGAATTTAGACACAGACGGTACGGCTAATATATTCACACACTTTGTTAAACGGGACGAAACCAACCAGTATGCTATAGTCGTATCGTTAGGTAATGTATCGTTAGGTATTCCTGCTGGTGTTAGTGCTTACGACGTATCGTTAGGTACATCTATACCCGTCACCGTTACATCTATTGCTAACAGCTATCTTAGTCTTGGTACTTCTGTTACTGATCCGTTGAACGATCTGAGAGCGTTGACGGTAGCTGACTATACGTTTCTTGTTAATAAGAAGAGAGAAGTAAAAGTAGATACAAATACTGTTCTGTTATCAAAACACGTACAGGACGACGAAGGTAAATATAACGCTTTGGTGTTTGTTAAACTTGGAGATTACGAGAAGACTTACGACATTTACATAGACGGAGATGTCATACCGCACGGTGGTACGTCTACACAAAGTAATAAAACACCGCCTTCGGGGCATACTTATGAGAGTGGTAGTGCTAATTCTTCAGGGACACACGCAGATACTGAAGTCATAGCACAGGATTTAGAGACAATACTGAACGCTTACTTCGGTTCGGAAGGCATAGTTGGAGGAGCGTCGCTTACGGGAGGAAGTGGTTTTGAACCGAGTGGTAAGACAACCGTAAGAACAGGTTTAGGTCAAGGATCAAAGACTTATACAAAAGCTACATCCTATGAATATTTTATTGAACAGTTTGAAGAGGATACAGGTAATCCCGGTAATCCTGACTTAGCTCAAAAAATAGGTATAGGTGCTAAAGGTACTCTTATTATAGGGGCGAACGGTGCTGTTCAATCGTCGGTACTCACACATAAAGGAAGAGGGTACGACAATACGCAAACAGTACCGGGTACTTTTGATAAACCTTTTGTGCTTACGATTAAGAAAATAGAGGCTGATGCTACTAATCTTAGTGGAAAAACGAATCCAAACCGTAACTACCGCGTAGAAACTCAAGAAACTTTTTACACATCTTTTCCTTCTACTCCGGGTGTTACTATGCCCGATTTCTTGACTGGTCTTTCTATCCCCGGTGGTAGTAACTATGAAGTAGAGAGGGACGGTTCTGTTATTAAAATAACAGGCGACGAAGACTTTAGTATAAGAACAGAAGACGGACTAGGTAACCAAGGTTTAGGATTAGTATATAAAGAAGTTGGTAGCATTACTGACCTACCTGCGAAATGTTACAATAACTTTAGGGTGCGAGTAAGAGGAGATGCTGATATAGCACAAGATGATTACTACGTTCGTTTTCAAACAAAAGACAGGGAAGAGTTTGGTGAAGGTAGTTGGGTTGAAACAGTAGGATGGGACGATGGGTCTGAATCCGCTAAAGGAGCACGAGGTATTGATACAACTATCGACTTCACAACTATGCCGATTGTCCTTGTTGTTGATTCCTACGACGCGACTACAGGTAAGATAAATAGTTTTACACTACAAACACCAAACGAATACTCTAACATAGTAGTAAACAACGGAACGTATTATAACCTAGTAGAAGACCATATATCGAATGCTGATACTGAACCGGGTACAGGTGATGCTGTAGAATCGAGCGGAGTTTTTTATAGGTGTATTCAGGATCACACTTCAGCAGCTGCAAACGAACCGGGAACGGGTGTTGATTGGGTAGAGTATTGGACTGCTGATCCTAGTATAAGTTCTGCGTCCGCATGGTCTTCTGGTGTTTCATATGACGGTACATCATGGCTTGACTATTGGGTAACTACAACTGCTGTTAACTCTGCACAACCTTGGACTACGAATGTTCAATACTTTGAGCGACCTTTAGGATACGGTAGAAGGACGGCTGGTGACGGTTTTACTAATCCTTTTCCAACTTTTGTAGGATCAAGAATCAACGACGTCTTCTTCTTCAAGAACCGTTTAGGGTTTGTTAGTGATACATCTGTTATCTTTAGTGAAGCAGACAACTATTTTAACTTTTTCAGGACTACCGTACAGCAGCTGTTAGACAGTGCACCGATAGACGTCGGACTCAGTCACACCAAGGTAGCTATCCTACAACACGCTATACCGTTCCAAGAGAAGCTGATGCTGTTTAGTAAGCAGTCCCAGTTCGTGTTGCGTGGTGCTGATGTACTAAGTCCTAAGACGGTGGCTATCTCTCCTGTTACTGAGTACGATATATCAGACAGTGTAGAACCCGTAGCTCTTGGTAACTATATATACTTTACATTTAAACGTAACGACTTCGAGGGAATGTATGAATACTTTGTTGATAACAATACAGAACTGTTTGATGCAGAGGAAGTTACGCAACAAGTGCCTAAGTACATACCAAACAACGTACGCAAGATAGCAGGTAGTCAAGCAGAGAATACACTTGTTATTAGTGTTGATGATCCTAAAGACTCTGTTAATACACTGAAGACGTTGTACGTATATAAATACTTTTGGAGCAACAAGGAGAAGATACAAAGTGCTTGGATGAAGTTCACCTTTGATCGTGACGTTGTTGGTTTTGATTTCATAGACAGTAAGTTGTACATGATAACCAAGGACGACGAAGGGTTACACCTAGAGTTCTTGACATTGGAAGACGGACTGACGGACGGTGACTTAGGTTATTCGTTGTTGTTAGATAGTAGGTTAGATAGTGCAGATGGTGATTTAACAGTCAGCTACAGTGCTTCTACTAAGAAGTCTACTATTAGTGGACTACCTTACAATGCTACTAATTTAGAAGTGTACAGCAAGGTAGGACATAAGTACGACTTTACGGTTGACGAAACTGATCCGTTAAGGAGACAAGGCACGGTAACAGGTGATATAACATCCGTACCGTTCTTTGCTGGTGTGCCATACAATATGTTGTACAGGTTCTCTAACCAAGCGATAAAACAACCAACGGAACGAGGAGGACGTAGTGCTTCTGATTATACATTCCAAACGATCCGTAACGGTAGTATCAACTACGCAGACACTGGACACTTTGTTGTGGAAGTAACCCCTGAGTATCGGGACACCTATAAGTATGTGTTCAATCCTGACATCACGGGAGCTAATCTTTTATTAAACGAGTTCGAACCACAAGACGGTCACTTCAGATTTGCAGTACAAGGACAACCCGACAAGGTAACTATCGAAGTAAAGAGTGATAGTGCGTTACCTTGCAAGTTGTTAGCTGCTGAGTTTGAATCGATGGTTATACCAAGGAGTAAACGATATGGGTCTTAGGGTCGAGGAAGCTATGCCGGACATGGATGCGTTCGAATTGTACGACGACATGAGAGAAGAGGACATGATGGAATGTATCGGTCTAATGCACCACCCAAAGGACGCAGTTAACTTGTCGTTTGAAACAAGCAGTAAGTGTTATTCACTACGAGGTAACGATGGCTTGTATTGCAGCTTTGGTGTCACTCCTCACGAGAACGTTGGTGTTGTTTGGTTGTTAGGAACACGACGATTGGCCACCGCTAAGAAGTACTTTCTTAAACATTCAAAGCAGTGGGTAGACGAGATGATGATCGGTTTTGACTATTTAACAAACATCGTAATGGAGACTAACACGTTGAGTTACAGGTGGTTGCAGTGGTTGGGTGCAGAGTTTAGCGATTGCCAGTACGACGGGTATATGTCATTTATATTAGAGAGGAAGTAATTGATATGTGTAATCCAGCATTAATGGCTACAGCAATAGGCGTACAAGGAGGGTTGCAATTTGCAGCTCAACGTCAAGCGTACAAGATGCAAAAAACCATGCAAGCTAGAGCCTCTGAATTACAAAGACAACAGACTTTAAAACAATACACAGCCTCTAACTTAGCAGCACAACAACAACAAGAAGAGGCAGCGCGAAGAGCTGAATTAGCTGCTTTACAAAATAGTGCAGCAATGGCAACACAGACAGCAAGACGCTCTGAGCAAGTCGGAATAACAGAAGCAGACGAACAGGATTTATTGTCACAATATGGTAGGTTTAGAGAAGTAGCAGCTAGACAACAAGAACGAATTGATGTAGGTCGACAGTTGCAACAGGAAGAGATGGGCTTTGCGTACACTCAGAATATGGTTCGGATTAACAAACCGTTACAGAAACCTGATCCATTCCTTAGTGCTTTAGATACAGGAGTCAGGGCTGCTATGGCATACAAAACATTTTCAGAATAGTTATGGCTACGAAAGGAAGAGAACCCGTTACAGGCTTGCTAGGAGCAGTACAACAATTATCCCCTACTATTCCCACATCTTACGGAACTACTCCAGTACAAGTCCAAGAGTCAATATCTTGGCAGGAGACGGGTATAGGTAAGTTGTCACAAGCTTTAGGATTAACTGTACAAGGTCTTTCTGTCGCTAAAGATATAGGGGAGATACGTGAGCAGGAAGCTATAGAAGATTTAAACAAGTTAAATTTTGAGGATTTTCAAAAGAAGGTAAAAGAAAATAAAGAAAAGTATGGAACTGAGGTTAGGAAGAACAATTTACCATTTTTAGGAAACCCTTGGAATCAGGAAGCGGTAAGAGAGGCAGCAGGTGCAAGGTATCACGATGAGTATCAATCGAGGTTAAATGTTGAGCTACAAAAATCTAATTCCTTAGAAACGACACAATCTGTTATTGATCGTGTTTATAAAGGAATGGTGGAAGATTTTGAAATAACCGACCCTACAGTTAAGCAGGGATTTGATGTGTCTATTAGAGGTACAAATCAAAGAGCGAGCTTACAGTACGACACGATTAAAAACAAGCAAGCTAATCAAAATGTTCTGTTACACGGTGAGTCTGCCTTGTATAACGCATCTTCTAGTCCTGATACTTACGGTGAAATTGATGAATGGTGGGAGAAAAACCAAGCTACATTTAGACCCGCAGAATTAATTAAACTTATTGAGGATGTAGCTGTACGACACGCGAGTGGTGGAGATGAAGAAGCTGCTGATGATTGGTTAGAGTACGCTGCAAACTATTTACCAGTCGGGCAGCGAACTTTAGAAGATGGAGAAGCTGTAACAGATTTATTTGGAGCATATACCTCGGAAATTGCCGAGATAAGAGAGAGAGTTAAAAGTTTAGCTGACAAAGCCGAAAGTAAAGCTAAAATAGATGCTGCTGAGTTTTTAATAGATATAGCAGCTGAAGCAGGACAAGTGGAATACGCTTTATCTCAAGGAAACACTTACACGTTAGAAGATGGGACGGAGATAACATCACAAGAGCAATATACAGCAGTAGCTAACGAACGTGCAGCCGCTACACGAAACCCTTACGCACAAGCACAAATTTTTGATACATTAAATAAAGCATATACGGGTGCTCAATTAGTGACTCCCGAAGAAAACGGAATGGCTCTTTTCTCAGCAGAAAGGCAGATCGACGGTGGACTTCCTTCAATACTTAGAACCGAAGCTGACTCTTTATTAATCTCTCCCGATTATGCATTAGCAACAGAAAGTGTCGAAACAGAAGGATTCATATACAAACAACGTCCTGAATATAAAACTATAGCTGAATCCTTAATAAGGAAGTACACGAATAAAAGTTTAAAGAAATCCGAAGAACTCTCTAGTGGTAATTATATAGACGCAGACGGTAACGAAGTTAAAAACGCCAAGAGATCGCGACAACTAAAGGATTTCAGGCGTTTTAATGAAGTTATCAGTAATCAGTACACACGGGAACTACAAGACATACTTAACGTAAGAAAGTCCAAGGACGAAGCACGAACACAAATAAAGGCTATTCCAAAGAGTACTTCTTATATTGATCCTTCTGTTGCTTTAGCAGACGCTCCTTCGGATTATTACAACAGAACTACGTATTTCGATTTAGAGACAGCGATAAAAGAAGGAAACCGTAAGGAGGCAGAAAAGATAGCAAAAGACTTAGGAGAAGCTAAAAATAGATTTCTTCCCGCAGGTCGTAGAACCACTGCTATACAGGAAAGCCTGAGTAAAGTAAGAAACACAGCACTAAGTGATGCAGAAAAAAACAAAGCACGTAGAGAAGTGTTCCTTTACGCCATAGCTTCTAAAGGTGCTGATTTTTATAGTGTTAATAATATAAGGAAAGGAAGCGTAAACATTGAAGGCACTGAGGTTGGCATTGCGGATAAAGAGGCGTTACAAGAATTGTCAAAGATTTACCCAATGCTCAGTAAGGATCGTATAAGACGCTTAGGGTCGGGAGAAGATCAAGACGCTTCTGATGTTTACGATCTATTTAATGCTTTATACGGCACGTCAATTGAATATGATAACAATGCCGATCCTGATCCTTTAATTAAGGATTTTATAACACAACAAAAAGCACTTTACGAAAAAAGATGAAGTTTGAAGAATTTGAATTTAATCCTGTAGAGGACAAAGAACTAGGTGTTACTGATTATGTGTTGGATGCGTTTGCTGCTCCAGTACGAGGTTTAGAAGGGTTAGCTCACGGTGTTTATAACTTAGGTGATTTCCTCTCTTTTGATATGCTTCCTGATTGGGACGAACAACGTTTATTCGGAAGGTCAGAGACGTTACCCGGACAGTTGATAGAAAGTATTGCTCAGTTTGCTGTTCCATTTGGTGTAATTAGCAAGGGTATAAGTTTAGCAGGTAAAGCTACTAAAGCAGGTAAAATCGCAACAACTTTAACAAAAGGGAAAAAGACTGGTTATATATCTGATCTTAATACTAAAGGCTTCTTTACAGCTTCAATGGCTTCTGACTTTGTGGCATTTGACGGACAAGAACAAAGACTATCTAATCTTATACAACAATTTCCTGAACTACAGAATCCAGTAACTGAATATTTAGAGGCTAATCCTGACGACAACGAATTAGTAGGGCGTTTAAAGAATGTCATCGAAGGTGTATTACTAGAGGCGGGTATGGTAGGCGTTGCTAAACCTTTCTTAGCAGGTGTAAACGCTATTAAGAATAGAGCCACTGAACTCCAGAAGGGAGCTAATAAAGCAGACGCGACAACCACTGCAATGATGAAGTGGCAGGATGATACAAGAGATTTAGACGTTGCTGATCTGCCAGACTTTAGAGCCATCGACGACGAAGTCAGTTTAATACGTGATATTGAAATAGATAAAAAAGCAATAGCGGATGAACAAAAAGATTTAGATGAGATTCTAAAGAAAGAAGCTAAAGGTGAACCTATTGATGAATGGATGAAAGGTTTACGACAAGATCGTGTTAAAAAGTTTACTGATGATTTAAAACGTAACGAAGAAAAGCTTGATAGATTAAAAGCTAGAAAGTCTTTTGAGGAGCAGCCTGAATTACAGGAAAAGCTAGAAGACTTGGATGTAGATATACAGACTTGGGACTTAGAGGAAGTATTGGAAGATCGTATACCTCCCTTCAAAAGCTACGATCAAGCAGGACGTTTAGACTTACAACCTAGAGGTGTTGAAAACATAAAGGACGCTTGGTCTAAATTAGAAACGTTTAAAAAAGCCGACCGTACTGATATAGAAGACATACGTAAATTTATGACGGTCATGGGTGAGCGACTGTTTGAGGATGTGGCTAAACCATCTTTTGCTAATGATATACCGGGCGATGGTCGCTATGTATTTGGAAGTAATCTTTTAAAGATAAGGCAGTCTGCTATCGACGAAGGACGGATAAAAAGAACAGCTATACACGAATTGTGGCACAGTCTTAGTCGTTATCTTCCTGAAGAAGACCTAACAAAACTTACTAAAGAGTTCCAAAGAGAACGTGATAATTATATAAAAAGTTTTGGTATTGAATTTGAAGAAGGAGTTGATCCATCTAGTTTGTTGAAAAGAGAACTGCCTGACGAACTACGTAAATTCTTAGAGGCAAAGCCCGGTGGTTTTAATAGCAGGAATTATCGTTTTAAAGACATCGACGAATACTTTGCTGAAGAGATGACTGACGCTTGGTTTAAAAAATCAGACGAACTAGAAGCTGCTCCTAAAACAAGACTACAAAAGATAGCACATGAAGTAGCGATGTTCTTCAAGGATATGTTTATATCTTTAAAGTCTAAACTTGGAATCGACCAAAGACAGAAGATATTCAATGACTTTTTACAACAAAGGAACGTAACAATTCAAAGACAAAGCTCATTAAGACCTGATGGTATGTTCGCAGAATTACCTGAGTTCAAACCTAGCGGTGATGTTGTTGATAGATTGTTAAGTAAAATAGATGTATCAAAACTAACTGTAGGAGGAAGACGGGCTTTAACAGGTTTAGCTCGTTCAATTTCAGAACTTCCTGACGGTATGTATATCGACGATTTAACAGAGTTAATGGATGCTTTGACGGATAAAATACTAAAAAGCGATCCTAAACAGTTAGAGACAATGACCGAAGATGTCCTTAATGAAGGCGTTGTAAATGAATTTGCTGACGCTTTTGGTAGTGATGGTCAGATGGTAAATGGTTTATTAAGACAATCAGAAAAAGATAGAACTACATTATTTCGTGTTGCTTCCAGAATGAAGGCTCTTGAAACATTGCTTACAGAAAACGGAGCGGAAATAATAAGAACAGCTGAAAAGTTTAAAGCTGATGGAAAGAAAATGCCAGTAGAGGAAGCTGAGACTTTAGAGGCACGATTGAGAGGTTTATTGGAGCAACAACTACACATACAAGCTAACGCTTCAGGACTAGCCAGTGGTTTTGGTAGAGGTTTAAAATCGAGGCAGATGGGTGTCCGCATGGGATTAAGTCCTAATGAGATAGCTAATCAGAAACTACGTCAGGAATACCTGAATAAACGTGGGTCTATGACTATTGATGAGATTGTGGAAAACATTTTGTTAGCTAAACATAAAGCCAAGGACGATGTTTGGAATGCTATGATTAACCTCAATAAAATCAATCGAGGCACAGAAGGCGGTAAGCTGACAAAAATGGTGGAGGAGTACTACAAAAACTCTTTAATGTGGGGACCACGTACTTTAACCATCAATGCTATGGGTACAGGTTTATCGGCAATGATCAAACAGTTTGAGAGAAATATCGGAGGCTTTTTATCAGGCAACCCTAACCAAAGAAGAGCTGCTATTCATTCTTGGAGCACTACATCAGAAATGAGCGACCTGTTACGTTTTATGTTAAAAGCGTGGAAGTCAGGCGACCATTATATAGGCGACGCTCGGTCTGCTTTTGCTGAACAATCAGCTGGAAGTGTGGGTTCGATCACTGCACGTAATGTTGAAGAGGTGATGGGGAAACAAATTGAAAGTGATTCCGTTAAAGGTTTTATAGACTTCATGGGTAACTTAATTAGGTTCCCGAATCGGTTTAATACCTCAGTCGATCAGATGTATAAGTTTTATGAGTATAGATCGAGGGCTAAGTCACAGTTAATAAATAAAGCAATAAACGAATTAGGAATTACCGACCCCGAAGAATTAAGTACCTATGTTACTGACAGTCTTAATGCGCTAGTGACCCGCTCAAACAGAAACTTCAGTGAGGCTAATTTAATTAAAGAAGCTAACGAGGCTTTTAAAAATGAAAAATTCAATACACCTGCTGACAGAGAAAAAGCAATTTATGATTATGTTGAACAGGTTAGATCAGAGAAGCTGGAGGTAGCACGACGTAGTGGTTTAATTGAAGAAGGTTTAGATGACTACAACGCTTTAGATGCACTGACTCGCGACTGGATTGACCCAAGTGTTAAAAGTGCGGAAGAAGTTACTTTCTCAGGCGAACTTGGTAAAGTTGGTCAAAAAGTGCAAGACCTTGTTTCAGCTGCTGGGCCTGTGGGCTTTATTGTAGCTCCGTTTGTGCGTACTCCAACTAACATATTAAAGTTTGCATTTAGTCGTGTGGGTAACCCTGCTGTTATAGGTGCTAATATGTTAAAGTACGGTGTAAGTAAAGAGTACAGAAAGAGAGTCGATGACTTATGGCAAAAAGGTTTACCTGCTACTGAAAATGCAAGACTTAGTTTTATTGAGCAGTTAAAAGCTGTGAAACCTGATGGTACTCCTGATTATCTAAAAAGAGCAGAAGCTAGAGGTAAGATGGCTACAGGAGTGATAATGAACACAGCTTTATTGACCAGTGTTTTTGCTCTTAAAGACCGTATCAACGGAGGAGGACCGAAAGATTATAAACAGCGTCAAGCTTGGCAAGCTGCTGGTAATATGCCGTACAGTATTAAAGTAGGCGACAAGTGGGTTAGTTACCAACGACTTGATCCTATAGCCTCAATGGTTGGTATATACGCAGATATGGTTGACCTAATGGAAGATAATAAACTAGCTAGTATAAGCACAGATAACTTAGGCCGTGTGTTTGCGGCTGCGGGAATTACATTAGCTAGAAATGCTACAAATAAATCATATCTTGCTGGTGTTGATAAGTTTATGGACTTTGTTTTTAATCCTGAAGCTACGACTGCTACAAAATATGCAGGTAATGTTGCTGCGGGTTTTATACCTAACATATTCAACCAAGGCCAATCAATTGCGGGTGATATGGAGATGAAAGAGACAAGAGGTTTTTGGGATATGTTACAAAAAAGAATACCCGGTGTAGCTGAAGCTTTGGATGTAAAAAGAAACATATTAGGTGAACCTGTTGTTCAGGAATACTTTGAAGGTGTAGCGGGTATTATTAATCCTTTAAATCCTATTATGTGGGGAGGTAAAGCTAACGATGAAGTTTTGTTTGAAATTGCAAGAGTAGGTCACGGTTTTACAACACCAAGTACTAAGCTTGATGGATTGATTGAGCTAACTGAATACGAGCAAAGTAACGGCAGATCGGCACACGACAGATGGATGGAGTTACATTCACAAGTTAGAATTAACGGTATGACATTGCGTCAGGCTCTTGCTAAACTTATAAAAAATAAACAATATCAAGCATTAGATGATAAATCTTTTTCAGGGTTACCAAGTCCTAGAGTTAAATACTTAGGTAGAATAATAAATAGATATAGAGCTAAAGCTAAACAAGAAATGTTAAATGAGTTTCCTGAAATTAAACAATTACAACGAGAAGTTAAAATATCTAAGAAAGCAGGAAGAACAGAAGATGTGCTTGAACTCCTCGCTCAATAAGTAATAATATAATATCATGTCAACACCACCTACCTACAACGATTATACAGGAGACGGTAGCAATACTTTCTTTCCCATCAACTTTGAATACTTAGAAGATGAACACGTAACGGTTGCTGTGGACGGTGTTAATACTTCTGCTTTTACCATTAATACAGACCAGCCTACCAAACGAGTGGAGATGACAACCGCTCCCGGTAACGGTGCTAATGTACGGGTAAGAAGAAAGAGTCAACGTGACACAGACCTTGTAGACTTTGAGAACGGATCAGTCTTAACGGAATCAGAACTGGATCGAGCGTATCGTCACAATCGTTATCTGCACCAAGAGATAGGTGAACTAAACGATGCGTCGTTACAGAAAGCTGAAGGTAGTACAGCGTGGGATGCAAAGGGTGAACGTATTGTAAATGTAGGTATTCCCAGTGGGGCCAGCGACGCTACAACCAAAAGCTATGTTGACAGTGCTATATCTGCAATAAACCAAGATACAGGTAACCCTCCCAATTTCAGTAAGTTTACAGGGGATGGGGTTGAAACAGACTTTACACTGACATTTAGTAGTAATGTTACCACGTCTGCTGCTTTTCTAGTTACAATAGACGGAGGGGTAATCGATCCTGACGACTATACAATCGTAGGTTTAAGTAACGAAATACGTTTTGATTCTCCTCCCGCTAATACTAAAGAGATACTTGTTATTGAGAGAGGATATAAAACAGCTATAACGGATGTACCTACTGATTTTGATTACGGTAGTATAGTAGGTGATCCAGTAACCGCATCTTACAGCTACGGAGGAATTGCATAAATGAGTATTGAAGTACAACTACGAAGAGGGACGGCTGCTGAAAATGCTGCTTTTACAGGGCAAGAGGGAGAGCTAGTATATACAACCGATACCAAGGACTTGTTTGTACACGACGGTTCTACTGCTGGTGGTACTCCGGTTGGATCGTTAGCGTCGATAGCTGATGACTCCGTTACGTTTGCTAAGATAGAAGAGATACCAGCCAATACAATACTTGGTAACAATACAGGCAGTTCTTCGGATATACTAGAGTTAAGCGTAGCACAGACTCAGGCGTTGTTAAACGTAGCTGACGGTGCTACTGCTAACGATAGTGATGCTAACCTGAAGAATAGAGCGAATCACACAGGTACACAGACTGCTAGTACGATAAGTGACTTTAATACCGCTGCTTCCGCTGCTGCTCCTGTACAGACTTCCGATCTAGCTGACTTTGAAACTACTACTCAGTTAAACACAAGAGACACAAACAATAGAAGTAGAGCTAACCACACGGGTACACAGACTGCCAGTACTATCTCAGACTTCGACACGGAAGTAGCTAACAACAGTGCGGTAGCTTTAAATACAGCTAAGGTAGGACTTACCAACGGATCAGTAGACTCTGACAAATTATCAACAACATTAGACTTTGGATCAATCGCGTAACCACATATAATCATGGCAAACATAGAAGTAAAACTTAGAAGAGGAACCACATCACAACACGCTGGCTTTGCTGGTGCTGAAGGAGAAGTAACAGTAGATACCGATAAAGATACACTTATAGTACATACTGGTGGTGCTGCCGGGTCTGGTGTAGAGTTACGTAGAAAAGACGATACGATTGCTGGTAGTGAGATAGATAACGATGCTGTTGGTACAGCTCAGATAGCTGCTAATGCTGTTACAAGTACTGAGATAGCTGCTAATGCTGTTACAAGTACTGAGATAGCTGCTAATGCTGTTACAAGTACTGAGATAGCTGCTGATGCTGTTACTCCTGCTAAATTAGACGACACACAGACTTACACAGTAAATGGTTTATCATCGACTAGCAATATAGCTATAACACGGGCAGCAGAAGGACCGGGATTACGATTAACTTACGATGCAGCTACAGACGAGGTAAGAGATATTTTTGTAGATTCTAATGGTGCTTTTCAGTTTACTAATGTTAGCGGTGGAGGCACTACAGGCACATTAATGACATTGAATGATGATGGTGTGTTAAACATACCCCTTTGTCCAACCTTTGCTGACAACAGTGCTGCTGTTACTGGTGGGTTAGCTACAAACGACGTTTATAAAACTTCCACAGGAGAACTTAGGATAGTAGTGTAATCGGATGACTGAATCTGTCTCACACTTTCTCGACTCTGCCCTTGCCATCGTTCTTGGTGTTATCGGGTGGATGATTAAAAAACTAACAGATCGATTGGAGAATGATGAGAGACGTTTGACAAAGATTGAAGTAGAACTGGCTGCACAACGTGAACGAGACACCGCTGTTGAGAACCGTATGACGGGTCTTGAGAGTAGTGTTAAAGAGATCAGCCATAAACTAGACCGCATGATGGAGATGTTAATGAAACGATGAAACAAGGACTATACGCAAACATGAACAGACGTAAACGCTTAGGCATCAGCCGTAAGAAAAGCGAGTCTACTGTATCACCTAAAGCTTACGCTAACATGAAGCGTGGGTTTCCGAAGAAGGGTAACTAATTATGCCGTACACGCCTAAACAAAAACGACTAGCTGCTATGGCTGGGGATCGTAAAAAGATAACACAAGCTGACATCATAACGTTAAAGCGTCGTAAGGGTATGGCTATCAAAAGGAAGTAATGAGGTCTGCCTCTGTATCTTTAAGAGCTTCGGATAAGTCTGCTAAAGGTGGTCTTAGTGAGTCAGGTAGGGAACGAATAAATAAACTTACTGGGTCTAACTTAAAAGCTCCAGTAACAGAAAGTAATCCAACAGGTGCTAGGAAGAAACGACAGGATAATTTTTGTAGAAGATTTAGGGCTATGCGGGGACCAATGAAAGACAGTAAAGGCAGACCTACCCGTAAAGCGTTAGCGTTAAGAAGGTGGAAGTGTTAATATGAAAGATCACGTAGAAGGAGCTAAACTAGCAGACCAAGTAACAAAGTCTCTAAGCAAGAATATAAAGTTCTATGACGCAATGGATGAACCTGTACCTCCGGCTCTATACAATGCTGCTACTAACTGGTTAAAATGGAATCAGGTAAGTGTTGACTCCCGTAACGGTACTCCTATGGATAGTTTAGCTAACGATTTTAAAACTTTGCCTTTCAGTGAACAACAAGACGAAACACCAAGAGATACCACCGCCTCTGCGGGACTTTAGAAACTTTCTGTACTTAGTATGGAAACATCTTAACTTACCAGACCCGACAGAATTACAGTACGATATTGCTGACTATATGCAGCACGGCCCTAAGCGGTCAACCATCATGGCGTTTCGTGGCGTTGGTAAGAGCTGGATTTGTAGTGCGTATGTAGTACATCAGTTACTACTAGACCCAACAAAGAACGTACTCGTTGTATCCGCTTCTAAGAATCGTGCTGATGACTTCTCCACGTTTACGTTAAAGATCATACACGATATACCCATCCTTAAACAACTGAAACCAACAGAGAACCAACGGTTCAGTAAGATAGCTTTCGATGTAGGACCAGCTCCTGCGTCACACGCCCCGTCCGTTAAGTCCCTTGGTATATCGTCCCAGTTAACAGGGTCTCGTGCTGATATAATCGTAGCGGACGACGTGGAAGTCCCTAACAACTCCGCTACCCAAGGTATGCGGGATAAACTAGATGAACAAGTAAAAGAGTTTGAAGCGATCCTTAAACCCCTCGATTCGTCCCGTGTGTTATTCCTTGGTACTCCTCAGTGTGAAGATAGTATCTATAACAAACTACGAGAAAGAGGCTACAACGCCCGTATATGGCCTTCGGAGTATCCGGATGAGTCAGAAGTCATATCAAACTACGGAGGCGATCTAGCACCCCTTATAGCGGATAATATAGACGAAACAACAACAAGTACCACTACAGAACCTCTACGGTTTACTGATATGGACCTAGAGGAACGTAAGATGTCCTACGGTCGTACCGGGTATGCGTTGCAGTTCATGCTGAATCCTAAGCTGTCGGATGCTGACAGATACCCACTGAAGATTAACGATCTGATCATTATGGACGTAGACGTGGATACAGCTCCTGAAAAAGTCCTGTGGTCGTCTGATCCAGACCAAGCGGATAGAACACTACCTAACGTAGGTCTCAGTGGGGATCGGTATAAACGTCCAGCTAAGACTATCGGGGATAACATACCCTATACAGGCTCTGTACTGTCCATTGACCCGTCTGGTCGTGGTAAAGATGAAACAGGATACGCTGTCGTCAAGATGCTTAACGGTCAACTGTTTGTACCCGATGCTGGTGGTATCCGTGGTGGTTATGACGAGGTAACACTAAAACGTCTCGTCTCTATAGCCAAGGATAACAAAGTTAACAAAGTAGTTATAGAGTCTAACTTTGGTGACGGTATGTTTATGGAACTGATTAAACCGTTGTTTCGTACTGCGTACCCGATAACAATAGAAGAAGTAAGACATAACAAACAAAAAGAATTACGTATTGTTGATGTTATGGAACCTGTACTCAACTCTCATCGTCTTATTGTTGATCCTAGTGTTATTAATAACGACTATAAGAGTGCTCTTAGTTACCCTATAGAACAACAAACTAGGTACATGCTAATGTATCAACTATCACGAATAACACGTGATAAAGGTTCTCTTGTACACGATGACCGTCTTGACGCTTTATCAATAGCGATTGGTTACTGGGTGCAGCAGATGGCTGCTGACGTTAACCAAAACATGATTGATAGAAAACAAGAACTGTTAGATCAAGAGTTAACAAACTTTACTGATAGCTTTTATAAACGTAAACGTTCTAAAGCGTTCCTTTGGAGCTAACATAAAGCTTTCCCTATCTATCTCTCTATAACTGTGTTTTTGTAGTTAGTACAGATACAGGATTATTTATAATCACACCTATCCTTAAATACTGTTAAAACAAGATGACGACTATAGGATAAAAGCGTGTCAAGTCTTTGAGGAGCTTTTACAATAACAGTTTATAACGACGACGTTTTAAAGTGTCCGTTGTTGTGGTCGTCTCGTCTAAAGAAGCTATTACTATTGATGTTATCGTTTAAAACAGACAGCTGTTGCAGGCACTCTCACTAAAGCCGTGAGGGGCTAGTATAACAACATACAGCCTATACAGGTTGGGTGTCAATAGTAGAGTTGTAAGTCGTTGTTAGTAAGTGCTTTATGAACCGTGACAAAACGACGCTTGAAGATTGTAACAATATATCGTACACTTTTAGCATCATGATTACAGCAACGACAACACTACGTTAACGTCTTATGGATATGCACCATCAAGTCGATTCTTTTATGTTTGATCTGGACAATTTAATACGACGATACCAGCAGGAATACGACCTGTCAGACCAAGCATTAGTGGGAGCGTTGGAGTTCGCCAAGCTCACTGTTCTAACGGATTCCAGCATACTTTTCAGCCCGGAAGACATAGACGAAGACGACGGTATCAGTCCGCACTTTTAAGAATTTGGTGAAAAAATCTGAGCGGCTTATATACGCTATGTACGCGTTCGTTTACCCCGTGGGTGGTAGGCGTTTTTTCTACTGGGAGGGGCATAGCTCTAAAAGTTGTTTCATAAGTCGTTGATTATCAACAGCGTTCGCACAAGATCCATTATGTCTAATTTACACGAGTAAAGCACGCAAGTAGCTGATTGTTAATGACTTATGAGACGAGCCAATCGGTAGTGTTGCCATTTGTTTTGCTTATTGCAAGTTAGTTGCGTTAAGGCTGTTTCATATCGTTTCATCATGATGCGTTGATGCGTTTGTTTCTGTATTTTTATCGCTTTCCGTCGTCGTCTCTTTTCCAAATATGGAAGTAGCTTGCCAAATATGGAAGTCATTAGTCGATCTGATAGTTGATAAGACTTGCTAATAGCTGTCATTAGAAAAGCAGCAAAGTAATGCAAATTGATATTTTTTCTATTGACACACTTTTCCTCTACCTACTATAGGGTACTTGCCGACTGGGCGTTAAACAGACAAACACACAACTCAAATCAAAACCAATAATACTTATGAAAAATCCGATCAAATATATCTTATACACTGCTAAAGTAGAGGGAGACATTTACCTCAGCGAATCAACAATTCGAGCAATTCAAGTTGCAATCAATTTACGTTTGTTAGTTGCCGATAAAATCGATTCAACAGGCAAAGCTATTCGCTTTAAATTGACTGGCAAAGGATACGAATTGCAAGAAAAGCTTGAAAAGAAGGAAAGGGAAGAAATTGAAAGAAGAGAGGCTGAACAATACGCCTTTTTAG